CATCTAGGGGGCCGAGGGGGGGGGTATTGACGGGGCACCGCGCTGTGGGGCCACGAAAACCAACGCGCTCCCACAAGGCCAAGCCAGCGGCGTGCGCCGAGCAAGCGGACGGCTACGCGGCCAATGTCACCAGCGGCACCGTGGTTGCGAATGCCCGGGTGCGCAGCGCGTGCGCCCGGTACTTGGATATGCGCGCCAACCCGGGCAAGCACGGGATTTGGTGGGACGAAGCCGCCGCCGATGAAGCACGGGAATTCGCGCTGCGCTGCGGGCAGGGTGCCGAAGCCGGGGCCGGGACGCCGCTGGTTTGGTTGCCGTTCCAATGCCTGATGGCAATGGTGCTGCTTGGGGCGAAGCGGTGCATCGATGGGCGCAAGACAGACACGCCAGCCGTGAAGGTGCTGCTGGTGATGATGGGGCGCGGCAACGGCAAGACGGAGTTTGCCGCCAGCCTGATCGCTGCCGCCATGCGGGACGAAACCAAGCGCCTTGAGTTTGCAAGCGTGGCGCCGGATGGACGGCTGGCGCAAAAGACTTTCGAGCGCCTACAGACGATGACGCAGACGTTGGGCGGCACCAAAATGGATTGGCACGCCACGGGCGGGAGCAGCCCAGCGCACCCCGGCAGGATCAGGCACGGCACCCAGCGGTACATCAGTTTGCCATGCACCGACAAGGCGCTAGACGGTTTGACGGCCCGCCTGGTCGTTGGTGATGAAGTCTGCCGCATGGAGCGTGCATTCGGGCGGTTGCTCACGGGCCTTGCCAAGTTTCCAACCAGCCAAGCGTTTCTGATTTCGACGCCTGATCCCGAGCAGCGCACCCGCCCGATTGCTGGCTACTTAGATGCCTGTGAGCGTGCGCTAGCCACGGGCGAACCGTTCCCGGCTGGCTGGTTCGCGCTGCTGTACGGGCTAGACAACGATGACCAAGCCGCAGACCCAGCCGCATGGGGGAAGGCGCACCCCGGCTTGGGAACTTTGATCGATCCAACGCAGTTGGAGATTTCGGCGCGCACCATGCTGGAAAGCGGTGATCCGGCGCAGATTGCAGAGTTTGAAACGCAGTTGGCGTGCCGCTACCACGAAGTAGCAACAACCGATATCGATCTGTCCGTCCTTGATCGGCAGACGGAGGAAACTGATTGGGCGCGGCTGCGCGGTGCCAGCGCCGTGATCGGGCTGGATTTGAGCAGGGGCGGCTACGGCGCCCAACTCGACATGACGGCCCTGTGCCTGTGCGCGGTTGACGGCAAGATGCTGCGCGCGCGGAACGTCTGCTGGTGGGCTGGCACGGACATTTCGCTGGATGAACGGCGCTCCAAATGTCCGCTTGGTGCTTGGGTTGAGCAAGGCCATCTGCGGAGGATGCCTGGGGAATGGCACGATATGGCGGTGATCGAAGCGGAGATCGAATCGCTCATGCGGCAATTCGACATTCGGAAGATCGGCGTTGATCCTCACCCGGCACAGGCGCGCGATATCAAACGGTGGCAAGACAAGGGCTGGCCGATTGTGGCGGTGGATCAATCGATCCGCACCATGGCGCCAGCATGGAAACTGTGGGGCGATCTGCTCAAATCCAAGCAACTGACCTACGGCCCTGATCCGGTGCTACGGTCTGCGCTCAATGCCGTGCGCCTGATCCGCGACAACGTGGGCAACACGCGCCCGGTGAAGGGGCGGAGCGCGGGCAACACAGATGCCGTGGTAGCCGGGAACATGGCCGCGCTCCTGATGGAACATCACGCCGTGCGTGAGGCTTCCGGGCTGACCAAGAGCCGCTGCCCGATTGGTTGAGAAACCGATTGCAAACTCCCGAAATCCGGGTTGACAGTTTGGGGCGCTAGCGTGGTATGTCAGCGTGGGCTTTCTCTCACGCATATTCGGATTCAAGAATGCCGTGCTGGTTGTCGCACAGCCAGCCGGATTCAACGCTGGCGCGCCCGATCCGTCCACGCTCCCGGCGGTGATCCGCGCCACCCAACTGATCGCCGCCGACATTGCGCGGCTTCATGTCCGGGTTGAGGATGCCGAGGGCAGGAGGGTGGACAGCCCGATTGCCGATCTGCTCAACCGCGAATCAAGCCGCTGGCAATCCGCCTACGAATTCCGGCGATACCTCACAGGCAACGCGCTGATTGCCGGGAACGGAATTGCGATCATTCGCAGGGACGCAAACGGCGCAATCGTTGAGTTGCAGCCCGTGCCGTCAGATGCAACCAGCGTCCAGTTGACGGAACAGGGTGCGGAGTATCAGATCGGTTCCGTTCGCCTGAGCGCCGATCAGGTGTTGCACATCGGGTGCTATCCCGATCCGCTCAACCCGGCGTGGTTTGTGTCCCCGCTGGACGCTGCCGATTTCGCAATGCGGCTTGCCGCCGATCAGGACGCCGCCCACAGCGGGCTGATCCGCAGCGGTTCCACGGGCAAGATTGCGATCCGGCATCCCGGCGCACTAGCAGATGAATCGGTCGAAGCGATCCGGGATGCCTGGTCAACCATGCACGCAACCGCCGAGGGCGCAAGCCGTCCGCTGATTCTGCGGGAGGGCATGAGCGCCGAGAAGATTTCGCAGGAGACAAGCACGACCAATCTTGAGAGCCGCCGATTCAGCGTGCAGGAGGTTGCGCGTGCATTTGGCGTGCCGCCCGAAATGCTGTTCCAGCAGGGCGGCGGCGCGCTCACCAGCCAAGCGGAAACCGCGCGCGCCTATGCGGATGGCGCGATTGCGGCGTGGGCTGCGGCATGGGAATCGGAGATGACCCGCAAACTGCTTCCGCCGGGGCAGTACGCAAAGATCGACACGCGCCCGATCACGCGCGGGAATCTGCGCGATCAGGGAATGGCATGGTCAAAGTTGGTTCTTGCCGGGATCGCCAGCCCGAACGATGCGCGGCTAGCCATAGGTCTGCCGCCCATTGACGGCATGGATACGCCGATGGTTTCGATGCCGGGTGCAGCAGCCGGAATCATGTCGGAGGGCGCAAATGCTTGAGATTCGCACCGAGGCTTTCGAGGCTGACGGCAACAGGCTTTCCGGCTACGCAGCCGTCTACAACGCGCCCAGCCGCCCGCTGCTGGTGCGCGGGCTGAACAACAACAAGCCTTTCGTTGAGCGCGTAAAGGCTGGCGCATTCGATGACAGCATCGGCACCAACAACGTGCAACTGCTGATCGGCCATGATTCCCGGGAACTGCTGGCAAACACGGGCAGCGGGCTGCTGTCCCTGCGCAGCGATTCCAAGGGGCTGGCGTTTGAGGTGAATTTGCCAGACACGCAGCGCGCGCGTGACGTTCGCGCCATGGTCGAAGCGCGCGTATTCACGGCAATGTCTTTCGGCTTCTACGTGAAGCGCGATTCCTGGGCCGGCGGCGAGAGGCTGCTTGAGTCCGTGGATTTGCGAGAGGTTTCTATCGTTGCTGATCCCGCTTACACGCAGACAGCGGTTGAGGCAAGGAATTCAACTGCCGCGCTCGCGCGGCTGCGTCTGCGATTGAGGAGCGTTTGAGATGAAGGTTTCCGAACTGCACGCGAAGCGCAAGAGCCTGATTGCCGAGCGGGACGCGCTGCTGGCCGTTGACAACATGACGGTTGAGCAGGAATCGCGCGGCCATGAGGTTGCGAACGAAATCCAGAGCATCGATGGCGAAATCCGCAGCGCGCAACTGCGCGAGCGTTTCGCTTCCTACAGCGCCATGGAAAAGGCCGTTGGCGAGTCGCAGAAGCGCAACAGCGATTGGGTTGCCAGCACCGAGTACCGCGATCAGTTCATGTCGTGGATGCGCGGCGGCACCGCGCCCGAGCAGCGCGCCATCGACAGCGGAAGCAGCAGCGGCGTGCTGGTTCCGAAGATTTACGAAGAGGGAATCCTCAAGTACCTCGACGCCAACACCGTGGTGCGCAATCTTGCCGATCTGCGCACGGGCGTGAAGGGCTACACCACGGTTCGCTTCAACACGCTGGCAAGCGCGGATTTCACCGGATCGTGGGCGGTGCGCGATCAGACGAATACCACGGCGGCGGTGGAAGTCGATCCCGGCTTCAGCGAAGTTCCGTTTGTGCCCGTGGCGTGTCTGCCGTACACGCAGGTTTCCAAGCAGGCCATCGTGCAGTCCGATTTCGACCTTGAGGCCGAAATCATGGAAAACCTGATGCGGCAGTTGGCGAAAAACCTTGAGTCGGGCTATGTGTGTGGCCCTGGTGCCAACACCGTTACGTCCCAGCCCGGAACGTCCAACGGCCCCAGCGGCATCTTCAAGAACAACACCAACACCAACCGCGTGACGGCCACCAGCACGGGCACCACGCGCGCGCTGTCGATCACGGCTGGCATCACCACGGCCAACCTCCTCAAGATGCGGTATGAGGCGCTGCCCGCTTCCAACTGGGCCAACGCCGCGTGGATCATGCCGCAGGATGTGTACGCGGCTGCGTCCAGCATCCTCGCCAACAACGTGCCGCTGTTCACCCCGAGCGTTGATCGCGCGATCAGCACGGCGGCTGGTTTCACGCTGTTTGGTCTGCCCGTGTACGTCACGGAGTACACGCGCGTGAGCACGGCTGCGGCTGGCGTCAACGTGCTGGCGGTGCTGGGCAACATCCGCGATTCGTTCTCGATTCGTGAATGGGGGGGTATGACCCTCATGCGAGATGAGATTTCTCAGGCGGCATCGGCGCGCGTGCGGTTCTACGGCACGATGTTCGCGCAGTCCGATCACACCCGCGTGAAGTCGCTGGTTCAGTTGGCCGTCACCAACGCCTGATTCGGTTTCACTCTCACCGCCGTGGGGCGGGTTGATTCGTCAACCCGCCCCCACGGTTGGGGGCATCAATGGCTATCGATATTGCCAAGGTGCGGGCATGGGCGCGGAAGAGTCATCTAGAAGATGATGCCGCGCTCACGATTGCATGGGAAGCCGCCACGCGCGAACTAGAGCAGCGCACGGGCTGGTGCGCGGTTCCAGTACAGCGCACGCAGTACGTTCCGATTGAGCCGCAGAACGAAGAAAGGCTGGTGCGCCTTGAGCGCCAGCCCGCCACCAACTGCACGTATTTGGTGGACAATGCTGCGACACAGGCAACGTTGGTGCTGGTGAATGGGCTGCACTACGCGAAACTCCCGGCAGGGCTGACGTACCCGCTGCTGCTTACCGTCTACGCTGGAAGCGGCACGCTCAACCCGCTGCTTGAAATGGCGTTGCTACAGCGCACCATCCAACTTGAGGCAAGCCGAGGTGATGACACGGCAACGCTTCCCGGCGAGTACTGGAATCGCATCACCGCCATGCTTGGCAAGGGCATCGGCTGATGCCTGGGCACGTTCCATCGGGGATGCTGCGCGTGCCGATGACTTTGCAGAATCCGGTTGCCACCATCGACCAATGGGGGCAGCGCGGGGAAGCGTGGGTAAACGTGGCAATCCTGTATTGCCACGTTGAGATGGCGCAGACGAATGAGGTGATGGATGACATGGGCAGCGCGGTGCGCACCGATTGGCGCGTGCTGTCCAGTTACCACCCGAGTTGCAGCACCCGTTCGCGGCTGCTGTGGAACGACAACGGCACACAGCGGACGTTCAACATCAGGGCGTGCTGGGATCGGGATCAGCGGCGGCGGCGGCTGGAGATCGAAGCAACGGAGGTGCAGCCGTGACGCTGCGATACACCGTTGCCGATCAGGAGGTGCGCAGGGCACTTGAGCGTCTGCCCAAGCAGATGGCAAACAACGTGCGCAAGCGCGGGATGCGCAAGCCGCTGATGAAGGTGCGGGATGATTTGAGGCGGCTTTGGCGCAAGGCCAAGTTTCGCGGCAAGTCACCGCACAGGCGGGCGATTGCCAGTTCAACGCGCATCGACATTAGGCGCGTGCAGCATGGCAACATTCGCGGGATCGTTGGCGTGCACTACGGCAAGAAAGGCGGCGCCCGCGCTGCTGGCCGCCAGCGCATCTACCATCTGCTCGAATCAGGATTCAAGCACAGGAGCGCCAAGCAATCCGGCGTCATTGGCGCGGTGCGCAGCGCACTTGGCATGAGGCGCCGCATTCGCGGGCGCGGAATTTCGGCTGGCTACGTGCGCGCAAACGGCGCCCGCGTATTCCGCGAGATTTCGCAATCGATCTTGCGTGAGGCGCGATTGGCGCTGAAGGGAGCAGCGGCATGAGCATCAGGATTGCCATGCTTGCCGTGTTGAATCGCCTTGAGACAGCAGCGGGTGCGGCAGACGTTGGCCTGTTTTCCAGCATTCGCGCAGCCGGTTCCGGCACGCCTTGCTGGATTTGGGACGCACAGATTTCCCGCGTGCCCATGCTGCCGAACGGCATTTGGCAATGGTCATCGAAAGCCAGCGCCTATTGGCAAATCGAACTGAGCATCACCATCGTTGGAGACTCGCTCAATCAATGCTTTGATTCCTTCACGGTGTTGCATGAGGAGTTTGATACTGGGCCGTATACCGTTTCGTTTGCAACCGAAACATACAAGATGGCTATTGAGGCTTTCGGCCCGTTCAGCACCGAGGCGGCAACGCCGGATGACGGGCAGCAGGACGCCGAGCGCAGCATCACGGGCACGATTTCAATCCACATCACGGAGGTGTAGCAATGGCTTTGATCCTTGGATACGGCGGGCAAATACAGTTGAACTTTCAGGCGGGTGGCGCCGTCACGTTCCCCGTGCGCAACATTTCCGTTGCGCATGAGCGCGCATCAATCGATACCACGCAACTGTCCGATTTCCGAGACAAGCGGGCGCCTGGTCGCTGGCGCCGATCCGTCACGTTCGACATGATCGCGCAGGACGGTGCAGCGGACAACGCCGTGCGCACGCACATGACGCCAGCGAGCGTTGCCGATGCACAGAACCGTACCTGTGTCCTGTCATGGACAGATGCGGGCGGCGTTTCATACGCCATCACCGGGCACCTGACCAGCGCCAGCAGGGGCGACGATGGAACTGGCCCGGGCAGTTGGTCGTTGACACTTGAGGAAGCCTGATGCCGATTGACGTATCCAAATTCACGGGACGCAGCCGGACGGTTGAAATTCCCGAGATCGGCAGCGTCATCGTGCGCGAACCGAACTTGGCCGATTACAACCGCGCCCAGCATGACCCGTATTGGTGGGCAGGGTGCATCACCCTTGCGGACGGTTCCCCGCTGGTCGATGTTCCGGCTGAACTTGGCAAGTTGCGCGGTGACATTGCGGCGGCGCTGCTTGAGGCGGTGAATGCGCCGCGCCCTACGGTGCCGCCGAACGGCGGCTGTGGAGAATCGCCAGCCCGGAACAGCGCATGACGATGCCTGGTGCCATTGCCAAGACGGAACTAACCACGCTTGAGCGCGTGGAATTCCTGCTGGGCGTGATTGCGTGCTCAAGCACCGGGCGCAAGCCGCATGAACTATTCCCGTGGATACGCAGCGGGTTGGATGAATTCGCACGGGAGGTAGGCCGTGGCTGAGCAACTAAAGGCTGTAATCAAAGCGGAGGTTGACCCGTCAGGCGTCGTTAGCGGCGTCAACAAGGCAACCGCCGAGTTGCAGCGGTTGAACCAAACGGCAAGCCGTGGCGCCATGGCTGCTGGCGTCACGGCGGCGCTCAACACGGTGCAGATGACGTATCAGGTAGTGGCAAGCATCGTTGGCAAGTTGAACGAACGTGCCAAGACGCTGACCGATACCACGACCAAATACGATCTTGCCGCAGCCAACGCCAAGACGCGGTTTGAGGTTGAGCAGATCAAGGCCAACAAGCGCATTGCTGCGGCGCTGTCCCCAGCCGTGCAGGAGAGTTACCGCGTGCAGACCGAAGCCGCGCGCGCTGAGGCTGCGCGGATCGAAACCATGCGCGCGCCAATCGGCCAAGGGCTGGTAGGGCAGACCAAAGCGGCGGTTGCGGCGCAAGCCATGACCAACGCCGTGATGGACGTTGGCACCAGCGGATTCGGTGGCGCGGTGCAAGCCGTGTCATCACCAAGCGGGCAGTACGCATCCACGTTCATGCCTAGTTCCCCGTTGTTTGGCATTCGCATGGCGCTTCTCTTCAAGGACATTGCCACAGGAATGAGGAGTCCAAACTAATGGGAACTTGGGTTGCCATTGAGCGTGCCGAAAGCCGGAACTACTCCACGACCTACCCGGGAATGGAGAGCAGTTTGGATGTGGTGTACTTGGTGCAATGGGTGGCGGCTTCAGCCGGGGACACGTACCCCGGCGAAACAGGATTGTTTGGCGCGGTGCCGAAGGTGCGTGATCGGCTTCCAGCGGGAATCATCAACGGCAATTCGTATCTCAAGACGTTTGTATGCCGCAGCGTTGACGCCACCGTTGTGCGTGATGCGCCGTACACGTGGAACGTCACCTGTAGGTTCACCACGTTTCAGATCGCTGACGGGCAGCACGTTGCGATCACGCGGCAATCCAGCACGCGCCAAGCGAACGTGTACCGCATCGGGCCAACGATCCCGGCCAATGGTGACGTTGTTTGGCCCGCTGGCGTGGTTGACATTGGCGGAACCAAGGTTGACGCCGCCGGAAACCCCGTCACCTATGAAATCCCGCAGATGCAGATTTCCATGGAAATCCTGTGGGACAGAACCGCGCAGAACGGCGGCACGGTTGGTGAGCCGCCTACCAGCCTGTTCACCAGTTACATCGGCACGCGCAACAGCGCGGCATTCCTTGGATGCGACATTGGCACCCTGGTCTACCGAGGCTTCACGGTCAGCCCGAATTGGGAGTACTACCGCATCCAGCACCAATGGCTGTGGGATCAGAATTTCCACCTTGAGCAGATCGCGCTGCCCATGCCTGATGGCGCACCCGTCTGCGAATCCATCGTGACGATTGCTGGCGTTGATGTGCTGCAATGCAGCAAGGTTGGTTTCTTTCAGAAGTACCCGAGCAAGACGGCGCACGCAAGCCTGATTGCCGCCGCAAACCTTGGGGAGATCACGGCACCCAAGCCGACAGCAATATGAGTTGGGCACGGCCAATCTTCAATAGCGGGCTGTGGGGCGGTGCCAACCGTTCCGTTGTCAACACTTGGATGCGCGGCAGCACGCTGGCGCAGGACAACGAAGAAACGTTCCAATGGGCGCGGCGCGAGATGCGCGGCGCCAAGGTTTGGGACATGGGGCTGGTGCTGGTTCAGAGCGCAACCCTCATCAGCGGTGCCAACCCGCACCGCTGGCGGTATTCGGTCGTGGCCGCATATCCCGACAACCCGGACGGTGCCGCTGGTGCCATCCTGCCGAGCGAACTGCGGCGCACGTACACCAAGGCGTACAACCTCCGCGAATGGCACAACACGGCGCTGTATGTGGACAATATGCCGATCAACGCCCCGGCAATCACGGTTGGCCCCGTTGGTAGCCGCTGGGCTGGTGGCGTTTGGCCTACCGCCGAGTTGTACGCGCTGGTTCAGTTGTTCGTGACGCGGGATCGTGCGGGCAAGCCGTTCCCGTTTTTTGATCGCCCTAACCCAATCCGGTGCTCCTGATGGGAAACCTATCGCTTGCAACACCGATCCTTCCCCAGCGTGTCGTTGCTGGTGGCCTGTTTGAATTGTCATTCCATGTCCATGAGGATGGACAGAACTTCAACTGGAGCGGCTACACGCCGAAAGCACATTTGGAGATGCCTGGTCTGACCATGCAGTACACGGGCACGGTCATCAATCAGGCTGGAGGAACCGCGAAGATCACGCTTACGCGCGCAGCCACGCAGGATTACTACTACTACGCTGGATCGTTCGCGGAACTGCTGCTGTTTGCGGATGGCAACAGCACCAAGCGCCCGATTGCCGTGGTGCAATTTCAGATTGCAGCAGGAGAAATCCCATGAACAGGTATCTGCAAGCAATTACTGGTGCTGGCCCCGGCGACACGCAGTCTTTCGGCAGCATCACGGGGACGTTTTCGGCATCCCCTTCCACGATTGTTTGGGCATCAAGATCGGGCGGCACTACCAATGTTGCCGATGCCACCTACCTGAACCTCACCAGCGGCTTGGACGGAAACCAAATCAGGTGCTTGCTGGATGATTGCAATGCGTGCGGTTTCGGAACCGTCTACATCTGCGAACTTGGAAGCACGCCGTTCCTTGCGACAGGTGGATGGCAAAACAAATCGCGTCTGCTTCCATTTGCTGTCGGTCTGCTTATCGACATTGCAGAATCAGACCAAGGAACGATTACCGTGCAGGAGCGCAGCAACAATGGCGACAACCAATATTTCGTCAAATTTGACGTTGCTGGTCTGTAGCGTCATCACAGGATGCGCCAGCCCAACGGCAACGATTGCGCGCGAAGCCGTCAACGTGCGCGAAGCCGCTGCCGTTGCCGAGCACCATCTGTCCGCAGCGCAAGACGCCCTGCGGCAGATTTCCGCCAGCGCCAATCAGGTGAGCATGGCTACCGCCTACGTTTCGGATGACGAATCGCCGCTGCTGTCCGTCATGCGGTACGGTAGTTACATCGCTGGTGCACTTGCTGTCGGGGCTGTGGCTTACGCAATCAAGACAAGGACATGAGATGCAGGAATGGCAAATCACCGTTTGGCTGTCTGCGCTGCTTGTCGTGATGTTCGCGGCTGGCTGCGGCTATGGCTACACGTTCTCTCGCAACAAGTCACGAAAGGTTGCCCATGCTCGCAAGCGTTGAATCGTTCCTAGGTTCCCTTTGGTTCGCAGTCATGCTTGGCATGATCGGCCTGGTGGCGGGCTGGATTTATTGCCAGCGCAAGGCCAAGCGGTGACGCAACGCCGCTGCTGCTGCGGATCGGGCGGGCAGGGCTGTTGCTTCACGTTCAACGTGACAGCAACGCATATGCAGAGTTGCACCCTGCTAACCACAGTCACCAACTGTGAAAAGGAAACCGAGTTTTGCACCATCAAGTCATTCAGCGTCACCAACGCATACACGCTTCAGGTTGGCGCCTTGCAGCCGCAGCAATTCGTTGTTTCAACCGAACCTGACCCGGAGAATCCCTGCGACTGCTACGGCCAGCGGTGCGTCTACACGTGGACGCCAACGGGGATCACGTTCAATCGACAGGTCAACTTCACGCTTGGGTGCACGGGATCGATCCCGCAGACGCCGACAGGCGAAATTGTTGTTGGCCGCGAATCGGCGCCATTGTGCCCCGGGCTGGCGCTGCCGTTCTGCGGCTGCTGTGGCCCGCCGTTTGTGTCGCTGGTCACAATCGCATACTCAGCGTGCATACCAGCGCAGACAGTCAGCGGTGCTTGCGGTGATGCCCTGTACTACAACATCCAAAACTTTGGCGACAAGTTTGCGTGGTGCACCACGTTCCGCGCCTACTACTGCTGGGACAGCCGCACGCCATGCACGCTTACCCTCAAGGCCATTGAGGGATCGGGCGGGGCAGCGCAGCCGTCAACTGGCCCAGGCATCGCCGGGGATGACTGCGACTGCAACAATGGATCGGGCAACATGATTATTTCTCCGCCGTGCCCAATCCCGCAGTTGATGTTCTGCGCGCCTTTCACGGCTGGCAATGCGGCGTTGATCTACCAACTGGCGGGGCAACCGCCGATGACCATCACCGGGAGCAGTTGCGCGTGCCCGTAGTCCGTACCCACAACACCGTGCGCGTTGACCAGCCGCCTATCCCCGGGCCGGGGCTGGGGGATGCTGTTCATGCCGCCACAACTGCCGTTGGGATCACGCCTTGCGGCGGTTGCCAGCGCCGCCGGGAAGCCATGAACCGGGCTACCCCGGGCTGGGTGCGCCGAATCTTGGGTTGCATATTTGCCCGGATGAAGGAAATATTGCACTCCAGCCGATAGATTGCAGAAGCGGGATGCACCCGCAGAAAGAGAGTGAGCATGAGAGTGAAGCAAACTGAAACGCAACAGGTGCGCATCAGCACCGAACTGTGCGAACTGGTTACGAAGATCGCGCATCAGGAGCGGCGCACCTTCCGCGCGCAGTTGGAAATCCTGATTGAAGCCGCGCTGTTGGCGGGCGCGCCTCATCAGGTCATTGAAACCCGGAAGGGGGCCAACAATGGCGAATGAACTTGCCGTAGTTGCTCAGCCGCTTTCGCCGTCCGAACTGGTGAAGCGGAACGATGAGGCGATCCGCGCTGTGCGCCCTGCGGTTGAGGCGCACCACATCCTGCACATCAAGGGAAAGCGGTATTTGGGGGTGGCCGGGGCACAGGCAATCGCCACGGCCATGGGTTACACCACGGGGCTGGAATCCCTGCGGTACGTGCCGCCTACCGAGCACCTTGCTGGGTATTGGGAAGCCATCGTTGCCGTGCTGCTGGACGGGCGCACCGTTGGACGCGGCGCCGGGTGCGTCTTTGACAACGAATCCCCGTGGAACCAGCGCGCGCAGTTTGCGCGGCAGATGATGGCGCAGACCAGGGCAACCGGGCGCGCGCTGAAGGGCGTGATGGGCTGGGCCTGTGCCATCATCAACGCAGAAACATCGCTGGCCGAGGAGATGCCAGAGCAGGACGAATCGCCACGGCACGCGCCATCCAAAGCCGTGGTTGCCATCGAAGCGGAGCGCATCATTGAGGGCGTCTGCGCCGGGGTTGAGCACGGCAAGGGCAAGAAAGGCACCGAGTTTTGGCGTGTCGGAATTGAGCGTGAGGCTGGCGGAACGGATTGGTTCGTGTCCCTGACGGCGGTTCCGCAACTGGCGGGCCACATCGTTGAACTGCGGATCGGGAAGCGTGTCGTTGACGGCATCAGCCGTGATGTTGTCACCAGCGTGACAGACAAGGAAGCACCGTGAGCAAAGACGAATTCATCGATCCGAATTGCGTGGTTGGCGTTGCGAAGGTGGATCAGGACATGGCGCGAATCCGCGAAGCGGTTTGCGCTCAGGAGCCTGAGATGGTGCACAAGGCGGTGAAGGAAATGGTGCGCCTTGAGCAATGCTGTTTCAATTCCCTGCTGGCATTGAGCGCGCGCGTGAAGGGAACGAATGCCACCGACAAGGAACTGAATCACGCCATGGACGGATTGCCGAAGGTGAAGATGCCAACGGCGGAAGGGTGGCTGATTTCCATGCTTGCCATCTACGGATGGAACCGCCTAGCAGAGGACGTTTGCAATGCGCGCAAGGCTGATGCCGGAATACCGGCTGACTGAAGAAACCCAGCGGATGCTTGATCTGTCCGCTGGGCACCGAACTGCCGAAGCGAAGTCGGCGCAGAGGCGGGATCGTTACCCGCTGGGCGATCCCGCCCAGCGGGTGCGATTCGACCAAAACGGTTTCGCCGCCGAAGCCGTGGTGAGGCACCATTTCGGGCTAGACCCGATGCCCATCGTGGCGGGGTACGTCTACGCATCGGCAGACATGAGGCTGCACGGGAAGTTGGTCGATGTGAAATGCACCGAGCACGCGCACGGGTTGCTTCAGAGACACACCAGGGCGAGTAGTCGCGCTGACGCCTACGTGCTGGTGATTCGCAACGAATTGCGCTACACACTTTGCGGCTGGTTGCCAGCCAAGGAACTGATGAGAGATGAAAACCGTGGATCAGGTCGATGGGCAGATGCGTGGATTGCGCGGCAGGAAGCGTTGCGGTGCATCAGCACCCTCCGGTGCTGGTGCTTGGGAGAGGATGCGTGAGATTTGGGCGCTGGACGTTCCGTACCGCGCCAAGATTGTGATGCTGGCGCTGGTCGATTACGGCGCCCGTGCTTTCCCCAGCCAAGCAACGCTGGCGCGCAAATGCGGCATGAGCGTTGCCACGCTTCAGCGGGTGCTGGAGGGGCTGCGCCGGGACAACTTGGTAGCAACCGAGAGCAGGGGAAAGGCGCTGCGCTACTACGTCAAATTGAGGGATCAGATACCTCAAATTGAGGTAGGTGATACCTCAAATTGCGGTAGGGATCAGAACTACCCTACTGAACCTACCTACCCAACCGGGCGGGCGGGCGAAGATGACGGGACGGTAGACCGGATCACCAGCCGTACCCCATCCGCGAACGTGCCCAAGCAGCGCGAAGTTTGCAGCAGGGTGCTGGGCACCCATGGCATTGCCGGGGGGGACAGCAATGAGGCTTTCGGCATCCTGCTGCGTCATTGGGCGCGGACGGGGAACGATGCCTACAGCACGCTGAAGCGGCTTTCCGAGGACATGGGCGGGGCGCGGAGCGCCGCCAAGGTGCTGCTGCACAAGATCAGGGGGCTGGAATGAACGATCCCGGTGATGAGCATTCGGAGCAGCGTGCTCCAGTTGCTCCAAATGAGCGTGGAGCAGCGTGGAGCAGCGTGGAGCAACCCCAGCCGCCAACGCTGGCGCGGGTGCTGATGGAAGCGGCCCTGTGCGAAGCGCGGCTGGCCGCATTGGACGCCAAGATTTCCGATGCGCAGACGGCAATTACCAATCTGCGCACCGAGCGATTGGCCGTGACGGAGGAACTGAGCGCCCTGCGCATGACCATGGATCGGTGCGGGGGAGGGTTTGACATTCGCGGGCTGAACGGCGATCCACGGGACAGGCCCGTGCCGCAGAAATTCAATCGCACCAACGGTTCATGGGAGGATCGGTAATGGGCGCACACTCACGGCGCAAGGGCGCCAACGGCGAACTGGAAGCAGCATCGTTGCTGTCCGTCCTGACGGGGAAGGTCTGGGAGCGCGCAGCCCAGCGCAGCGGCAAGGCACAGCCCGATGTGTGGCTGTCCGATCCCGAGCAGCGCGCTGCGTGCGCCATTCACGTGGAGGTGAAGCGGTACGGGGGCGGGTTGGCCTGGTGGACGCGGCGGGTGCAGGAGCAGCCCAATGCCCTGTTTGTGAATCCGCAACTGGAGATGTATTTCTGCGCGGCCAGCGGGTTGAGCCAGCACGCCAAGCAGCAGGGTGGGGCTGAGATGGCACCGATGCAGAAAGGCGCGCACCGCTGGCTGTGCCAAGCGGAGCGTGACGCTGCACCAAACTGCACCGCGCTGGTGCTGTGCCGACAGGACAATGGGCCGTGGCTGGCCGTTTGGCGCGTGAGCGCGGACGATGCCCTAATGGCGTCTTGGGCCGAGGTGTGCGCGTGAGGCGCTGGAAGTTCAACGGAGGGCTGGGAGAGGCTTCTAGGTGCCTCAAATGGACAACCAGCCGTGGGGGGACATGGACTCGCACGGCCAAGCACCACAAGGCTGTGCATCCATGCTGCGCGGTGTGTGGCACCGTGGTGGATTTGGAAACGGATCACATCATTCCGCTTCACGCTGGTGGCACCAACGAATGGAAGAATCTGCAAAGCCTGTGCCGCACGCACCACGCTGAGAAATCAGCCCGGGAAGCAGGAAATCGCGCGCGGAAACCGCGTCCGATCTGACCAATGCCAACGAGAAACACCAAGGAAATACCCCCATCTAGGGGGCCGAGGGGGGGGGTATTGACG